TTGATGAGAAAACAATTACTGCAGGAAGAATGAGAGTTGCTCTTGAGCAATGCTCTAAAGAGTTTTATGACACTTACATTGAAGAAATGTACAGAAATGGTGTAGATGTAAATAATCTTGAAGGCACACAATTAGCAGATGCGATTGTAAATCGTGCTGTAAAAGGTATTGCACAGGATGTAGTAAGATTAGCATGGGGTGGAGATAGCACAACTGCTAACTATGACCAAATGTCTGGTTGGATGAAATTAATGGGAGATGATGCAACTGTATTGGCAGCAAGAACTGAGTTTAGTGCGGCAGCACCTACAGCACCAACAGCAGCAGAGGCTCTTTCTTTAATAAGAAATATGTATGACAATGCACCGGCAGCACTACAACAAGTTCCTGCAGCAGATAAGAAAATGTTTGTAACTCCAAAGACTTACAATGCTTACTTACAAAACCTAGAAGGTACTTCTGCAGATTTAGCAATAACTAACCAACAAGATGGATTGTTAGTTGTTAAGTTTAGAGGTGTTGAATTAGTACCTATGTATGAGTGGGATACTATATTAGCAGACACTGACCCAGCATTATTCTTAAGAGGTGGTGTTAATGGAACAGAAGGTGCTTGTTACTGCGCAGTTGAGAACTTAATAATAGGTTCTGATGTAACAGACCCAGAAGGTTCATTTAAAGTATTCTATGATGATTTAGAAGAAAAAATGTTCTTTAGAGGATATTTCAAGTTAGGTGTACAATTTCTGTACCCTTCACTTGTACAATGGGGAATTTTCTACTAAAAATAATGTAATGATAGAGGGGGAGTAATCCTCCTCTTAATTACTTTTAATTAACAATATAAAATAATAATAATATGGCAATAGATAAAGGTATAGGCGTAGATTGCACAGCCCTACAAAGCACAGGTGGTATAAAGCAAATATGCCTAAGAAGTTTTGCTTCTGATGATGAAGTTACATTTGATAATGGTGTTGGAAAACATGATGTAACAAAGATTGTTAGTGGTGGTGGTTCTACAGCAAATTGGTTTGTTTTTGAATTTAAAAATGAAACTGCTGCATTAACTATAAATGCAACTAAAGAAAATGGTTCAACAGCATTTGAGTGTGGTCTTAGTTTTATGATACCTCAAATAAACAATTCTAGGATGCATGAATTACAAACAATGCTTGACACTTGTATGATGGCAATAGTTGTAACTACAAATGATGAAAAATTAGTTATTGGATTAAGTGAGAAATATGCAAATGAAGATGTACCTGCTAAAAACCAAACTTTCTTAAATTTAGCAAGTATGGAGGGTGGTACTGGTGCTGCTTATTCAGATGAAAATGGGATTACTGTAAACTTAATGGCAAGACAATTTGAACTTCCAAGACAGTATGACCCAGCAACTGGTGCAGGTCTTGTAATTGATACATCTGCTTTAACAGCAACAACAACGTAGTAATTAAATATATAATAATAGGTTGGTATTTTATCGTAAAATGTTTTAACATGACCCTATTAATATATTTTTGTAAAAATGTGTGATTGTTCAAATAATGTTGTAGATTTATCACACTTAAAAATTTATACAATTATGGCAGAATATAAAGCAATAAAAAAAGTAACAGTTTATCATGGTGCTAACAGTGTTATTAGAACAGCATCAGCAACTCAAGAAGAATTAGCATACGCTTATGAAGAGTTAGGAATGATTAATGAAATACAAAAATTAACTACAAACAGTAAAGATGAGCCAAAGAAAGCAACCAAAAACAAAAAGTCAATTAAAAACAAATCAAAAGACTAATACTTTTGAGTTTGGTGTTTTTAACTTAGCGATACCAGAGCATATAGAAGAACCTTTGGACTTATCAAGAGTAAGGACTAAGTTTATACCTTTTGGTACTAACAATCTTTTTCCTCAATATTTAGCAGAATTAAAACGTAAATCTTCTACTCACAGAAGTGTACTTGCACAAAAAACTATTTTTACAAGTGGTGCTAAATTTGTAACAAACAACGAAGATTTAAAACAATATATTAAAGATGTCAATGCAGATGGCGAGAATTTAAGAGATGTCTTTAAAAAACTAGCAGATGATTACTATACATTTGGTAACGCATACATTGAGGGTGTATTGTATGATGGTGGACTAAATCTATATCATGTAGATGCCACTACTGTTAGAATGTCAAAAAACAAGAAGGAAGTTTATATACACCCAGATTGGGCAAAGTATAACACAATGAAAGACAAACTTACAATACTTCCTATTTATCCTAATGTAAGAAGCAATAGGTTTGTATTACAATTCAAAGATTATGAGCCTACATTTACTTTCTATGGTTTACCAGATTACGTTGCTGCATTAGAGCATATTGCGGTAGACTATGAAATAGGTAAATGGAATCACACTAAATTTAAAAATGGTTTCCAACCATCTGCAATAGTAGAGATTAGTGGTGATATGGGAGAAGAGGAGGCTAAGAAATTAGTTAGAGAGGCACAGAAAAAGTTTGTCGGAGATGGTAATAATGGTAAGATAATGTTTATAGTAAAAAATGGTGACACTTCACCTGCTAATGTAAATATTATAAAAGATGACCAAGAAGGAAGTTGGATTGACTTGCAAAAAATAACAGACCAAAACATTGTAACTGCACACAGATGGCAACCATCTTTAAGTGGTTTAGTTTCTAGTGGTAAAATGAATAATACAGGAAGTGAGATTAGAATTGCTTACGATTTAGCAATGACTACTGTTATTAAAGATACTTCTGATATGCTACTTACAGGTATTAAGAATTTATTATTTAAGGAGTTAGGATATTTACCAGAAGATTTACTTATACAGTACGAGCCACCAATTAGTTTTGCTACTCAAATAGACCCTTCTAAAGTTCTTACTATAAACGAGCAAAGAAGAATGTTAGATGAAGATTTACCAATGCTAGAAGAGGGCAATATGTTTATCACTGATAGAGAACAGATTATAGTAACAAGAGATGATGAAGATGGTGCGGATGAAGATGAAAGTCTACAAGTAACTGAAACTAATACAACAAACTAATATGGCAAATGTAAATCAATATATAACTTTAGTAACTGCAGCAGAGGTTATAAGCAATAGTTTTACTAACGCAAATACTGACACTGCTTTAATTTCTACCAACACGATATTATTATCAGAATTAGCACACATAAAACCTGCTTTAGGTAGAAAGTTTTACGAAGAATTAAAAACTCAACATAACAATGGAACACTAACTACTGCTAATCAAACATTAATGGATGATTTTCTTACTAGATGTTTGTGCTGGTTTGTTAGGTTTGAGGTTATAAATGAAGTGCAAAGTAATAGTACAAGTGCAGGTATAGTACACAATATTGATGAATTTGCAACAATTATAGACCCTGCTGAATTAAATGCTTATAAGCAGGACACTTACAGAAAATCTGAAATATATTTAGATGATATGATAGATTACATGGAGGGAGATGACCAAAATGGTTTATACCCAACATATGAAGCAAACAGACCTACAAGAGGTCAAGCATACAAAAATCATGGTATAATAATGTATGATAGTATTTACACTAGAAAAAGAAATTACACAAGTTGGAAAGATTTTTGCCCTTGTGATGATTGTTAAAATTAAATAAATGGCTGCAAACGAACACAAAAACTTAAAAGACATAAACAGACATAATCCAAAAGGATTTGAGTCTGCTCTTAATGACACTGTCTTATCTAAAGGAGAGGGTAGTGGTGCAGATACTACAGATGGTAGTATAGAATGGCAATCAAAGTCTTTGTTAGGAACAACTAATTATAAAATGCAAGGTTATATTAGTTCTGGTAACACTAATTATACTTTTGGAGAAGATATAGAAGATAATAAATCTCCTTTTCAATGGGATATAAATTTTGGTAGTACAAGTGCTACTGGTGCAACCCTAACTCCTAAACAGTTGTTTAGAATGGGGGTTTCTCATGTTATACCTTTTGCATCAAAAGTACAAAGAATAAGAGGTTGGGTAACAAGTGATGGTGGTAATGTTATAACAATAGCATTGTGTAAGGTAACTCCAACAGCAGGTTCTGCAAGTGCGGTAACTCCTGTGGTTGTAGATGAGTTTACTGCAACTGGAGGTAGTAGTGATTCTAAGTTGGTATTAATCAATGAAACTGCTATTACTGCATCATCTTTAGCGGCAGGAGATATATTGTTTCCAATGATAAAAGAGGCTAGTGGAGGTTCAGAGATTTTTGTAAACTTAACAATAGAAACAGTAGTATATTAAATTATAAAAAAAATAAAATATGGCATCAACAGTAACAGCATCAACACTAACAGTAACAATAACAGAAAGTTATGATTTAAATAATGTTGCTTATGGAAATACAAATTCAAAAACATTTACAAGTAAAGGACAGGTTTTACAAAGAATAATGAGTGTAAGTACCTCTGCACCTCAACTTCTTAATTTTGGTGCAGCAGATGCTGCAGGACAAGTTGCGGTTGCTGATTACGCTTATTTTAGAATTACCAATCTTGATGATACTAATTTTATCAATCTACAACTGTTTAATGGAGATGATACATTTTTTTATAAGTTAGCAGCAGGAGATACTTTTCTTTTAATGAATAATGAAATGGATGCGGTTGGAAGTTCAACAACTTTTACCGCATTTGCAGACATAACAAGAATATTAGGAGATGCAGATACAGCAGCGTGTGACATTGAAATGTTAGCAGTAACAGCGTAGATTATGGCTAAGAAAAGAAAATTAGGGTCTAAAAATCCTAAATATAAAAGCGAGTCAGAAAAAGAAGATAAGTATAAAAAAGAATTTGTACACGAAGTAAAAGGAGTAAAGGTTTATAAATTATATTTAAAATAAAATGGCTACTGAAATTGGAAAAGCAACTAAGTTAAAATTATCATTAGAAACTTTAATAACTGTAGGTGCTACTGTGGTTGTAGTTACTACTATGTATTTAACATTAAAGTCTGAAATTGCTGTTGCAAAAGAATTACCAAAATCAGAAGTCACTAGAATAGAATATGAGTTAAAAGATGAGTTGATAAGAAACACAATTCTTAAAACTCAAGATGATATAAATAAAATTACAAAAACACTAGAAAGAATAGAAGATAAAGTTTATGACAGATAACGCAAAGATATTTGTATTATATATTACACTTTTATTAATCGTAATGATTTGCGGTATTCATTTCTCAAATTAAATAAATGAGTATATTAGGTAAAATATTTAGTAGTGGTGCAACTGAACTTGTTAAAGGAGTCGGTGGTGTTATTGATGAATTACACACATCTAAAGAAGAAAAGTTAGAGGCGGAGAGAAAGATAAAAGATATGATAATGGGTTATGAGGCAGAAATGCAGAAACAAGTAACTGAGAGATGGAAGGTAGATATGAACTCAGATTCTTGGTTAAGTAAAAACATAAGACCATTAGTGTTAATCTTCTTAGTAGTATCTACTGTCTTAATGATATTTATTGATGCAGGTGTTATTGCTTTTGAGGTAAAAGACACTTGGGTTGATTTGTTACAATTAGTATTAATAACAGTTATTGGTGCTTACTTTGGTGGTAGGTCGTTAGAAAAAGTAAAAAAATAGATTATGCCTTGTTACGAATGTGAAAATGGTAAATGGAAGTTTGGTGAAACTGGCAAGTGTCAGTATGAAACTAAATCAGAGTGTGAAACTGCTAATAAAGATTATTATGCAGAAGAAACTTATGATGACTACCCTCAGGCAGCAACCACTAATGCTAAGAGAGCAATAAAGTACAAAGAAGAAAATGGTAGTTCTTGTGGAACTGTCGTGGGCTGGACAAGAGCCAGACAAATCGCAAATAGAGAAAAACTAACGAGGAGAACTATTGCAAGGGTTGCATCATTTAAAAGACACCAGCAGCACAAAGATGTTCCTTATGATGAGGGCTGTGGAGGCATAATGTGGGATGCATGGGGAGGAACTGAAATGATAGAATGGGCAATAAAAAAATTAGAAAAAATAGATAAAAAAAGTAATGAGTTTAAAAATGAAGAAGAATTTGAAATAAGCGAAACAACAAAAAAAACTTTGAAAAACAAAATGGAAGAACACAATGAGAATGTAAAAGACTTAGATGTAGAGTGGAATCCAAAAGTAACTGTTGCTAAATTAGAAAAAGTTTACAAAAGAGGTGTTGGTGCTTATTATACAAATCCAGAAAGTGTTAGAGAGTCTGTTACGAGTCCAGAACAATGGGCGATAGCAAGAGTAAATTCATTTCTTTTTGCAATGCGTAATGGTAAATATAGAAGCGGAAAACACGATACAGATTTATTACCAAAAAATCATCCAATGAAAAACACAGAAAAAAAAGAAAATAATATGGCTAAAAAAAAGAAATACTATGGAGATGAAGAGCATGACTTTCATTTTCACTTTACAGAAGAAATGATGGCAGAACTTCATCAAACAGGAGAATTAGAAGTTATGGTTAAGCAAGAAGATAGAGAAATGCTCATTAAGTTTACTTATGGAGAAAAAGAAAAGAAAGAAGAAATCATAATAGAAGAAGAAATTAAAGATGAATTTGAAGCCTTTTTCAATGAGATTATTAATAAACATAAAAAATGACATTAAATCATTTTAAAAAAAGAGAGTTTACTTGCAAGTGTGGCTGTAAACAAAACTTAATAAATGTAGAATTGCTACAAATGCTAGACAAAGCAAGAGCAATGGCTAAGATACCATTTGTAATAACAAGTGGTTATAGGTGTCCTAACCACCCAGAGTCAATTAAAAATCCTACATCATCACACATAAAAGGATTAGCAGTAGATATAAAATGTACTGACAGTAAAAGCAGAGCAATCATATTAGATTCTCTGGCTTATAATGGTTTCGATAGATTTGGATTGCACGATTCATTTATTCATACTGACATAGATAAGGATAAAGCCTGTCCTGTAATTTGGCTATATTAACAAAATTATTAACTTTAAACATATATAAAAATGGAAAACGTATTTAATTTAGTAAGCGGCTTTTTTGGAAAAATGACATCATTAATCGTAGGATTACTTTCTTTCGGTGTGATGGCGGAAATATTATTTGGTACTCCTGTAATGGGAATGTCGGTAATAGGTAATATTATGGGTGTAATAAGTGAATTAGGAGATAATGGTGTTGTTGGATTGATAGCACTTGTAATATTATACAATTTGTTAGAAAAAAAATAAATTAATCTTAGATAATTAATAAAAATAATTATCTTTGCTGAAGTTTAGGGTAGGGTAAAACCTACTTGTTTTCAAATTGTTTAGTTTAAGTATCAAGAATGGGGTGTTAATAACATCCCATTTTTGTGTAATATTTGGTATATTTTTTATATACATTTGTTTAGTAATCAATACTATAAACTATGACAACTAAAAAAATTAAAGGTAAAAGATTAAGACTATCTGCTGAAGAAGTTGATATTATAAATGAGTTTAGAGGAGATAGTCTTGAAAATATAAATGGAAATACAGCCTTAGATATACACTTAAAAGAAAGAGGTATAAACAAGAAAGATGTTGTTAGTGTAAAGCACTGGCAAAGCATGAGTGGTGAGTTAAGATTCTCTATTGTAACAAAAGAAGAATATGGAATTGCAGAAGAGCAGATACTTGACAAAATAAAAGATTTAATAGAAAGCCATTCTCCTAAATACACACCAATTAAAAGAGATAAATTTGCAAATCATCTTTTAGTTATAAATCCTGCAGACATACATATAGGTAAATATTCTAATGATACTGAAACTGGCGAGGGATATGATGTTGAAACTGCCTGTATGAGGGTTT